GTTGACGCAATGGCTCGTCAGATTGCCATTGAGGAAGACCGTGTGGTAAGGGATGCCGCAATGGCGCAGCCGACCAGTTCTCCCATCACCGAAAAACCTGTGACACAGAACGGCAAGCCTCTCA